ACAAAAGGCACGGTCATCTGACCGGAGGCAAAATGGCCGACCGCAGAAACATCGACCTCGCCGAGCATTCCGGCGCCTTCCATTGTCTCAGTCAGAGACTCAAGGGACGGAAGCTCGACGTCACCGGTGACGCCGATCCACTGGGATCCCCTGTTGTAGACGTTGTAATTGTTGATAAGTTCAGGTAAAAGGCTCATTATGCGTTACCTCCTGTCAGTGCTGCGGTCAGTGTATCGACATCGTAGTCCACGACGTTCTCGATGAACTGTGCCGGAGTATACGGTGCAATGTGCTGGCGGAAAAGCATGTGACCGGCAAGGATGTTGCTGGTCGTGTTGTCGCTGTCGAGATACTCGATGGATGCGCCTGCCCAGTACTCCGGAGCGTAGGAGCTGCATCTGATATTCTCGGAGTCGATGATCGTATCGATCAGACGTCTGTTCATCGGATCATCTACATTCGCGATGTAGTTGAGGATGAAGTTGTTTGCCTGCCAGTTGAACATTCTGCGGACATTGATCCAGATGTTTTTAGCATCGTTATCTGCCGGGAATGCGCAGGTGTAGTTGCCCCACAGACGGAAGCCGTTGAGGTTGAGCGCGGTGACAACGCCGAAGGAGTTGACCGTGTTCGCCTGATCCTGATCCAGGATGACCTCAGTGCCGTCCTCGAGGACGGTGCCGGTGATCGCGAGATCCTTGTTCGACGGGCTGTTATACGGAACATCTCCGTTGACATTATCGAGATACTGAGATCTCGCCGCGGCCACAACGGAAAGCGGAAGCTGGATGCTGCCGACCTTAGCCTGCGGCCAGTATGCCTGCGCGAAGGTGGATCCGATGCCCATCTTCTCCTTGACGGTCTTGACGTCGGTGTAGAGCTTCGCGCCCGTGCTGTCGGACGGAATATCCACAAACGCCTGAGCCTTGAAGACGCCGTTGATGTTGCCGCACTTTGCGATCAGTGCGATCGCAACCTCTGCCTGCTTGGAGTAGTACGGTGCCTCGAGGATGCCCGGAACGATAGACAGCTTCGGGTATACCTGGCGGATGACTTCCATGCCGGTCTCTTTGCCGGTAGAGCTGTCGATACCGCCGATGATATCGGATGCCGTAACCATAGACGGATCCAGATAGGAGCCGGACACAGTCAGAGAAGTTGCCTCGCTGACCAGAGTCAGAACTGCCTTGCCGTGCTCGAAGGATACGGTGTAGTCCGTGCCGAGCTTGAGATCCTTGTCTCCGGCAGATACGCTCAGACTGGACGGGATGACGCCGTCATGAGAGAGCGTGCCCTGCTTATCCACAACAGTGACAGCCTCAGAGGAGAAGGTTTTGGAATGCTTGGAAGGATCCAGAACATTGATGAATACGACCGGTCCGATGCTGTAGAGATTGCTCATCGCATACATGACGGAGCAGAGTGTGAAACTCTTAAAATCCGCGCTGTAGCCGAGCTTTTCCATTGCCTCGACCGCATTATTTGCAAGCACCGGAGTGTTGACCACTGCGGCCGGATCGGCTGCCTGGTTCACCGGTGCGGTGCCGATCACAACCTGCACGCTGTTGGAACCAGTGACAGGAGCGGTGATGGCTGTGTCCGCTTCGCGGACGGAGATGCCGTGCTGAATTGCCATTATCTAATACCTCCGTTTCTTACTTTGTCTGCATAGACCTCAGCGTGCTTGTACGCGACGCCGATATATCCGGTACCTTTGCGGATCTGCTCTGAGGCTTTTCCGTAGTCGGTGATCAGGATAAACAAATTGATAAGATCCGGGACATCTTTGCGGGCCGCTTCGACCCCCGACGGGATCCCGATGTAGACGCTGCCGTGTCTTGCGACCCCGTAGATCGTAGGCCCGACATACAGCCGTCTATCTTCCGTCTTTTTCTTTTCGACAGGCTTCGGATCCGCAGCGGCCGCGGCTGCAGCCGGCGCGGCTTTCGGCGCCTGTTTACGTGTACTTGTTTTCATCAAACTCGATCTTCCTTTCGATTTTCGGTGCGGTGAACACGAACTCGATCCCACCGAAATAGTACGGATAGGTGTCCTCATCCTGAAGCTCTGCATCGATGTTTTGCTCAGCTCTGTAGCTATGATCGAGCAGAGGCTCATGGATGAACCGGTCCACGACCTTCTGTATCATGTTCATCAGAAGCTCATGTCCGTGACTGTCCTTGCTGGTATCGACGATGCCAAAAAGCACGTCGATCGTGACGTGCCACGGATCCGTGTCGTCTTTCGTGTTCCAGCCCGTCGCCCTTACGACCGCATACGGGAAGAACTGCGAGCTGTCCTCGTCGTCTTCCGTGATCTGCGGAAGCCGCTGCTCGTAACCGGTCACACCGGTCACTGTCTCGCCGTCCGAGTTCTCGAACTTCATCTCCGCCAGGAGACTCACGACTTCCTTCAGCAGTGTCTTCTGCAGCAGCAGAATCGAGGCCGTTGGCATTGTGCTCATCAGTTACCCCCTCCCACCAGGAGCGCGATCTGCGTGTCCATGTATCTGTGCAGATCCGACTTGATCTGCGGATCCACCTGCTTAAAAGCACCGCCGGAGCTGTCGTTCAGGATCATCTTCGGGACGGAAGGACCTTTGAACTGGAGGTTCGGGCCCCTTGCTTTCGTTGTTCTGGCATAGATCTCGCCGTTCTTATAGGACTTGTTGCCGTTCAGTCCGACCGGACGCAAGCCGTGCCCACGCATGATCTCTACTTTTGCTCCCTTCCGCTTGGTATTTTTGCCGGTGTGGAAGAGCGAGATCTTCAGGGCTGAGCCGCTGGCATCGATCTGAGCGACAAGGTTTCCGGTGGTTGCCTTTTTGATCTTCATGGCGCTTTTGACGCCAGTGACCTTGGCCGTGTACAGCTGCTTGATCCCATCGGACAGGTGTTTCCTTGCGGATGTCGCCGTCTTGTTGAGCGCTCTGCTGATGGCCTTCGGAGCTCCGGATTTTACATTGCCCAGCTTCTCGACCGCCTCATTCAGCTGTGCCTGATCGACCTCATAATGTAAATTCATGCTCGGTTTGCCTCGATCGTGATACTGTAGACGCCATCCTCATCGATCGCGTCCATGACTTTATAGGTTCTTTTGTCCAGCTTCAGCAGGCTGCCCTGCTTCGGGAGCGGACCGAAGTCCGCCGCATTGACATAGATCAGCTTCTGCTGTGTGAATATGCCGTCCATTGTCTGGTTGACACGTTTTTCACGCTCGATCTGCTCTATGTTGTCGATCTGGACCGGCATTTCAATGCCGTTTACTGTGTGAACGTCGGAAAACTCATCCACATTCAGGAAGGTGTTCTCGACGTCCTTCAGGATCTGCTCTTTGAAGGCGGACATTTTTTGACCTCCTTCTTTGCTGCAGCCGGTGCTTTCGGCGCCGGTGCCTTCGGTGTCTCAACGGCTTCGGCCACGCCGAGACGGATCAGTTTCTGCTCCTGCTCAGGTGACTCCTCAAAGGGACCATCCGCGTGAGTTTTTGCCCGAATTATCCCATCCGGACCGCGGAAGCCGTAGGTCCCCTGGATGATACGGATCACAGGATCACCTTTCCGGTGATGAATGCGTTCTTATGATTCGGCATCATCAGCGGCTTGGCAGTGATCGTGATGCTTCTGGAGTTGCCCTCAGCGCTTGCAACGTAGTGCGGAACACGAGCGCCTGCATAGGTGTGGAACTCCCCGTCTGCCTGCTCGACCTGAGTGACAGCGCCGTAAGCGGTGCGACCGCATGCCGGAGCAGTAACGATAACGGATGCGGCGTCGATGTACGGCTTGTCGGATCCATCGTCGTCGGTGTAGGTGTTGTCGTAGCCGTAGAAGGTCATCTTGTGGCCATTGACCACGAGCGTGCCGAGCTGAGCCGCGCCGCTCGGAAGCTCTGCCTGGGAGATTCCGCCGAGTTCAAAGCGGCGGTTGTCCATGAACTTCTGGATCTGTGTGTTGTTGATAAAAGCAGCAGTCGCATCCGTTCCGAGGAGGACATCCGTTGCCGGCAGGCCCTTCTTTGTCAGCATAGCGATCATCGCAGCGATGTCTCCGTAGATGTCCGCGGAAGCATCTGCCCAGGACTTGGACGGTGTATATACTGCCGGATTAGAGGATCCGGTATAGAACTGGATGCTCTTCTCCTCGTACTCGTCGCCCTTGTCGGCGATGTGCTTCATAACGAGGCCGTTGGTCTGCAGAAGCTCCGCAGCCATCTTCTCCTCACGACGGGAGATCATCTGATCGAGATCCTGATAGTCTTTCATCAAGAGCGCGGTCTGTCTCTGCTCCGGAGTGAGAGTAGAGAAGAGAGCCTCACCGAAGCCCTTCTTCTTCAGCTCATCGATATAGAGCGGTCTCTTCGGCGCAATGTTTGCCGGCTCGAACTTGTGGATCTCGTAGCCCTCGCGGAATACGCTGACTCCGTTTTTGCGGGGAGATACAAAGGGCGCGAGCTTCTTGTCGCCGTCCTTGTACTCCACAAGGACCTCATCAGTTGCGAAAATGTCGGTGCTGGCGTTGGTCGGGAAGTATCTGTCGCGGAGGAAGGTTGCCTCCTTCGGTACCTCTTCGATAGCAGCCAGGAGAGTGAGTGTATTAGTAAAATCCATTTCTTGCCTCCTTTATGCAA